GCAGCAGGACTTGGAAGTATTGGATCTAAATTAGGATTATTTGGATAATGAGTAGAATTTTAAGAAGACCTATGTTTAGAGGAGGTAAAGTTGTTTCTAGTTATGGAAATGGTATTGCTTCTGGATTGACAAATAAACCTAAAAGAGGTTTAGTAAATGAACCAGGTGGATATGCTGGTGAAAAAAAGGGTATGGATTTTCTTTTTGAAAATCAACAAATTCCATATAGAAGTTATAGACCAGGAAATAGTTTAAGTACTGTTCCAACTTTTGAAGAGTTACAATCTTCTTTTAAAGGTGGTAATTACGCAAGTAGAAATTTACCAGAAATGTTAATTCAACAAGAAGTAGGAAATGATGACGGAGACATTAAAGCTGTTGCTTTTGAAGATTTTTTAGTTCCTCCTATTTTAAGTGACCAACAAAAAGCATTAGAAAAAGATGCTAAAAGTGAAGATACCAGACAGGATTCAATAGCTGAAAGAGAAAAAATGGAGATTTATGAAACTGGTACAGCAAAACCTAAAGTTAAAGAAAAGCTATTAAGTACTGGTTCTATTTTAGAAAATCAAAATACAGCTAATGAAGAATTAACATTAGAAGAAATTAAAGATACGCTTGGATATAAAAAAGCATTTAGAAGAGATTTAGGTGATACTCTTGCTAGAACTTCTGCTGCCTTTTTAAAAACAGGAGATGTAAAGGAAGGTTTTGCAGAATTAATGGATGCTGAATCAAAAGCAGGTCCCGGTAGAGCAGAAAAAATTGAAACAGCTGCAGCAACATTTATGCTTAAAAATAAAGCTCAATCAAAAAGAGATAAAGCAAATATTGAATTAATGAAATCAAAAATAGATTATCAAATTGAAGCTGGAGAAAGTGTAAGTTTACCTAAATCTTTATTGCTTTCAAACAAAAGTGGTATGTTAAATCCTAAAGAACTATCAGTAGGTATACAAGCAGCAACATCTCCTATAACAGGTAAAAATTATAATTTTAAAGGAATAGTTACTAAAGAAAATTTAAACGAAAAATTAAAAACAGCAAAACCAGGAGATACTTATGTTGTTACAGCAACAATAAAAGATCAAACTACTGGAGCAGATAAAACAATTAAAAGTATTGTAGAAATAAATTTAAAAGGCGAACCAGTTAGAATTTATAATATTGCATAGGAGGGCAAATGGCTGATTTAAATGATCAAGTAAATAATTTGTTTCCTGAATTATCTTCTGAAAACACAACTAAAAGTAAAAAAGATACTGCTCAACTTTTTGGCACAGAAGTAGGAGTAAGTGGTTTAGGTTCTTTTTTTGCAGGTATAGGTTCAGGTTTATTTAAAATACCAGAAGGTTTTGTTTCTATTGGTGCTAACTTAATAGATTTAGGAACAGATTCAAACACAGCAGAGAAAGTAGAAAAGTTTTTTGCAGATATAAATCCATTTGATGAATATGCGGAAGCAACTACTGCAGGAAAAATAAGTGAAATTTTAACTAATTTAGCAATACCTGTAGGTGTTGCAGGTAAAATAGCAAGCACTGCAACTAAAGGTGCACTCGCTGCAAAAAAATCAGGAAATTATTTTAAACTATTAGATGCAGACGGTTTACCTATTTTAGAAGGTTTAAGAAAAGGACAAAAAATAAAAGATGCTGGTAGACTAGCACAACTTAATAGAAAAGGTCAGGCGTTACAATTAGGTGCAACAGGTTTAGCCAGTGGTGCTGCGGAAGCTATTTTTGTTTCTGATCCTGATAAGGTAGGTACCTTTGGAGATTTATTTGATGTAGGTCCTACTAAATTAGAAAGAGGAAAAGATTATGATCCAAGCAGAGAATTATATAATAGATTAAAACTTGGAATAGAAGGTGCAGCTTTTACAGGAATATTAAGTTTAGCGGGTTCTGGTGTAAAAAAATTAGCTGATTCTAGTAAAGCGGGAAGAGTTGCTCAAGACAAAATGGGAAGAGCTTTAGATTATGTATCACAAAGATTAAGACCACGTAGTGGAAAAAATCCACAATACTTTACAGATGAAATGGCCTTCAAAGGAATGCTTGATGGAGATTTAAATAAAGCACAAAATATTGCATTTAAATTAGACGATCAAATAGATTCCGTAATACCTTTTTTAGATAGAGCAAATATTTTTTCTGGGAAAGCTGCTAGTTCTCAAACTGCAATAGCCAAACAATTAAACAAAACTTTAGTATCGGGACTTGATGAAGGAAGTATTGTATTTGGAAAAACAAAAGCAGTTAATCCAAAAACTGGTGAATTTATTCCTAACGCAGAAAGTTTTAACAGATTAAAAAATAAATTTACTAAAGAAGGAATGTCCGAAAAAGATGCTATTAAAAAAGCTATTAAAGATGCTGATACAGAAGAAGTTTTAAGAGTTGTTCTTCCTAAAATTACTCCAAACGAAGCTGCTAAATCAATTAAATTAATTAATCAAGAAGCTAAAAAATTTGGAAAAACAATTTCAAAACCAGAACAAAAAGCTTTTATAGAAACATTGGAAGATATGAGAGAAGGTTGGGGAGATTTACTTTCTATTGAAGGAAGATCTTTAGATATTCTAAAACCTAAAAAAGGAGGAAAAAAAGTAGCGAAGTCTGTATTTGAAAGATGGAAAAAATTATTACCTCAAACATTAGAAGAAAGATTAGATAGTGGATATCAAGTATTTAAAAATAATCCTATAAAATTAGCCGATAATGTAGGACCTGTAAAAGAATTAATAAAACAAGAAGAAAAGAATATTAAAAATATAGCTGCAAACTTACCAACACCAGTTAAGTTATCTAATCAAGAAGCTAAAAAAATAGTAGGAGATATTTATCAATCAGCTTTTATAGATAGAAAAATACCTTTATCAAATAAAGGTAATGTATTATTTAGAATACCTAATTATTTTGTAGATAAATCTTTTGTATCTAAAGCTGCTAAATATCCCAATAAACAATTAAAACAATTAACACCAGAAACACAAGCATTAGCTAAAAGACTTTTAGGAAAAGATGAAAGTGCAATGTCTACTATTTTAAATGGTACTAATATGTTATCTACTGTTATTAGAAGAGATGAATTTTATAGAAATTTACTTTCAAATTCCAACGATATTAAAGTAGCAAGAACAGTAAAAATAAATGAGTTAATGAAACAAGGTATGTCGGCAGAAGAAGCTTCTGCTAAAGCTCCTATTCAAACTTTTTTTGATACCGAAGAAGAATTAATAAAAGCAACTGGAGCTAAAACCGGAGATTATCGAAGAGTAGGAACAGTGTCAGGTAGAGGCGAAGAAGGTTTAGAACAAATAAATCCTTTAACAGACAGAAGTAAAGAAAGAATGTTATTAAAAGGAGAACTTGATCCTAAAACAGGTAAATCAGTTTGGGAAGAAAATGCTAATCAAACATTAAGAAAACCAAGTACTAGAACTTTAATTGATGATTTTGAATCAGGAATTGATAGAAGACCTGGAGAATCTATAAGTGCATATTTAAAAAGAAAAGGAAAAGATGAAGTGCTTGTTGATGTTGCAAGTATTAATCCCTTAACAGGTAAGTGGACATTAAATGGAAATGCAGATGCAATATATAATGTAAATAAAAATATAGTTGGTCCTGAAAGTGGATTTGCAGGAAGACTTTATGCAAATGCTATTTTGTATCCAAAAGCTACTTCACAAATGGCTAAAACAATTCTTTCTCCTTTTACACATATGCGTAACTTTTTAAGTGCGGGTGCTTTTGCAACAGCTAATGGTATTATTCCTTTTATAGGACCAGGTGAAGGAGCAGCTAGAAAAGCATTAAGAGCATTACAATTAGGACCTAGAAGTAAAGAAGGAAATGAAATTTATCAAGAGTTATTAAAAAAAGGTGTAGTAAATTCTCAAGTTCAATTAGCTGATTTAAAAGCTTTATTAAAAGATATAGATTTTGGTTCTACTCTGGGATCTATAAAAGCATTTAACAAATTAGCAAAAGGATTATCTAGAATAAAAAGATTTGCTCAAGATGCATACACAGCTGAAGATGATTTTTGGAAAATATTTTCTTACTATAAAGAACAAGATAGATTATTTGCTGCATATAACAAAGCAGGAATTGCTCAAGGAGATAATTTTGTAAATATGGCTGGAAAAACAGTTAAGTTTAATAGAGAAACTGTATCCGATGAAGCTGCTTCAATTGTAAGAAATAATATTCCAAACTATGCTTACGTTTCTGATTTTGTAAAAGGTTTAAGACAATATCCTGTAGGAAACTTTGTATCTTTCCCAGCAGAGATTATGAGAACAGGAACAAATATTGTTCAAAGAGGATTGGATGAAATATTTTATTCTGTAAAAGTAGGTAAAAATACTGTTAACCCTTTAAGAAATATTGGTCTTACTAGATTATTAGGAATGGGTGTTACTACCAGCGTTATTCCTTATGCCGCTGTATCAGCAGGTCAAGCATTATATGATATTAGTAGGGATGAACTAGAAGCTATTAAAAGATATGTTCCAAAATGGTCTAAAAATTCTACAATAATACCTTTAAAAGGTGAAGATGGTAAATTTAAATATATAGATTTTTCTCACATGAATGCATATGACACTTTAACTAGACCTATTCAAACTGTAATTAATAAAGTTCAAGCAGGTGAACAAGATAAAGATGGTATAATGGATGATTTTATTTTAGGTTTATTTGAATCTACTAAAGAATTAGCTGATCCATTTATTTCAGAATCTATTTGGACAGAAGCATTAGCAGATATTTATATGAGAGGTGGAGAAACAAGAGATGGATTTAGAGTTTATAATGAAAATGCTTCTGCTGGCACTCAAATTTATAATAGTTTAGCTCATTTAGTTAAAGCACAGGCTCCTCTTAACTGGAGGCAATTACAAAGAATTGGAATATCATTAAAACCTGATGATGATATAGGAAGATTTGATAAAAAAACTGGTAAAGAATATGAATTTGGTAATGAATTAGCTGGTATTATAGGAGCAAGAGCAGTTGAAATTGATCCTGCTAAATCTATTAAATATAAAGTTGCTGATTATTCTAGAGGAAGCAGAAATTCAAAAGCTTTATTTACAAGAGAAGTATTAAAAGGAGGTCCTGTTACACCTAAAGAAATTTTTGATGCTTATATTAATGCTAATCAAGCTTTATATAAAGTTCAAAAAACTATGTCAAATGATATTAAAGCTGCTGAAACTTTAGGTTTAACTGAAGAACAATTATACACTGAAGTTGGAGAAAGAATAGGTGGTCCTAGCTTTGCATATTTATCTGATGGTACATTTAGACCTATGAAAATAAGTAAAGGAAGTTTAATTGGTTTTCAAGAAATAGCTGATGAATTAGGAATTCAAAATCCAATAGATTATGTTATGGATTCTATAGAAGAATTAAGAGCTTCTTTAAGTGAATATTCTTTAAGTAATGAAAATATTCCAAATATAAAAAATCCATTTGATAATTTACCAAAACCAAATTTAGGACCGGTAGGTGAAATTCCTCCTAATGTTGCTAATGCTTCTGGATTTGTAGGACAAAGTAATGTAAGTGTTCCATTTACAGAATTAAATCAAGATCAACAATTAGATAAAATTGATAAACTATTTAATAATTAATTATGAGTTTAAAACCTAAAACAACAAGAGAACATATTTTATCCCTATATGGTCACATATCAGGAGTCAAAAAGAATTTATCCCACGTACATGAAGATGTAGAAAAATTGGGCGGTAAGATAGACAAGTTCTATTGGGTTCTTTTAACTGTTGCGGGAACAGCAGTCATCTTTGTTTTGGATAAGGTAATGACATGAAGTTAAGTTCTAATTTTTCTTTGTCAGAGCTCATCAAATCGCAGACAGCGGAGCGTCATGGCATTTCTAATATGCCTACAGACGAGCACATAGAAAATTTGAAATTGCTTTGCGAAAATGTATTGCAACCCGTAAGAGATCAGTTTGGACCAGTAATGATTTCAAGTGGATATCGTTCTGAAAATCTCAGCGAAAAAATCGGCAGTAGTAGAAAATCCCAGCATTGTCGAGGTGAAGCAGCAGACTTTGAATGTCATGGTCATGATAACATGGAAGTATTTAACTGGATCGTAGACAACACAGAATTTGACCAAGGAATTTTAGAATTTTACACAGGAGATCCGGCAAGCGGATGGTTACATTTTTCTTACAGTGAAGAGGGTAACCGAAAACAAACCTTACGTGCTTTTCGTAATGATGCAGGTAAAACTCAATACGAAGAGATCTAGCGTATGAAAAACAGTTTACTTGTTCACAAACATTTAATTATACGCGCGGAAGCAAGTAAACCACCAACAGATGAAGAATGGTTAAAAGATTGGATGATGGGTTTTATAGAATCTATCAAAATGAAAGTCTTTATGGGTCCATATGTTAAGTATTGTACTATGCCTGGTAACAGAGGTATTACTGCTGTCGCTATTATAGAAACATCACATATCGCTATGCACATTTGGGATGAACCTAAACCTGCATTAATGCAATTAGATGTTTATAGTTGTGGTGATTTTGATCCTACAGATATATGTAAAAAAATTATGAAAGATTTTGATATACATAAAATAGAATATAAATATTTAAACAGAGAAACAGGATTAGTTGATCTTTAGGATTCATTGTGGTTCGTGTCCTCCACAAACATAACCAATAACTCTTTTATCTTTATACACATGGTAAGTTCTACTACTAAACAGTGTTATCTTTTTATTCTCTATTTGTGCTACATTTGTACTAAACCAACTACTACAAGTTGTATGTATTTCAAAAGTATCTAGCTTGATGTCTCCACCAAAAGTTAAATACATCAATGTAATCATTATAGGTTTCATATCCAGTCTTGGACTGTATCACCCATGACTGTAGTTGCAATATTAATTTTCTTACGTAAAGCTTTTATTATTTTTTCATCAACAGTTTTTTCTGCAATTAAATCTACATAAGTTACAGATTTAGTTTGACCTATTCTATGGGCTCTATCTTCTGATTGTAATCTTTTCTCAAGATCATAACTATTAGAATAATAAATTACATTGCTTGCAGCTGTTAATGTAATACCATAACCACCGGTTTGAGTATTACCTATAAAATATTTAACTGGTGAATCAGGATCTTGAAATTCTTTAATAGCTCTTTGTCTATCTTCTGAAGATACTTTACCATAATATTGAACAACTGATCCTTCACCGTATTCATTTTCTAGCGCTTTAGTAATTTCATTTATATCATGAACATAGTTAGCCCATATAATAACTTTACCTTCCATCTCATTCATAACATCAATAAGTTCTTCTATACGTCTATGTTTGAAATTAGTTATTGTACCATCATCAGATTTTAAATGACCACAAGTGATTTGATGTAAACGCATCAGTTGTGTTAATACATGAGGAGCTGTAGCCATCTTACCTTTTAGAGAAGCGAGGGCCGCGGACTTCATTGTAGCATAAGCTTCGTTTTGTTCTTTAGTTAATTCTATAGTTCTATTTATAAAAATCTTTTTAGGTAAATCTAAACATTCTGATTTTTGAACTCTATAAGAAAACTTTTTTAATATCTCTTCTAATTCGTCAAGTCTTTGATAACTACCTACAATCTGTACTCTTCTACCACCAAAATTTCTTTCTATCATATGAGCGTATCTATTTCTAAAAGAATAAAAAGATCCATGATCTAATAAGTCTTCATTTAAAAAAGCACATTGACTATATAAATCTAAAGGACTTTTTGTCACAGGAGAACCTGTAAGTATTCTTCTATACTTTGCCTGCTTACCTAACATTAATATAGACTTTGTTCTTTTAGCTGAAGGGTTTTTAATAGTTGTAGATTCATCTACAGCCATAATAGTTTTATGACTTCTTAAGAATTTATATGCAAACTCAACACCTTTTTTAGTCGAAAATGCCTCAACATTCATGATAAGGACATGTAGGTCAAAACCTGTTTCAAATAAAGTTTGATATTCTTTTTCCTTTGTTTTAGATGTTGAAGCAGTCCATAGTACCATTTTGGGTTTTATGTGACTAGCTAAATGTATAGGAATTTCTTGAGAAAACCAGTTGGTATAAACTCCTTTTGGAGCTATAATCAATGCCCCATTTATTTTTCCTTTATCATAAAGGATAGCCATATTATCAACTAACACTTTAGATTTACCGGTACCCATTTCCATAAAGTATCCGTATTCTTTTTTATCAACTGATTTTTCTAATGCCGTCAGCTGATGCTTGTATGGCTTTGTCTTAAATTTATATTTCATATATTTTCTTCTTTCTACTTGACATCTATATAATTATCTTTATATCTTGTGTCAAGAGAATAATAGAATGAAGAATAAAATTTTTGAATTATACAAACCAAATTCACTCGCAGATTTTTTAGAGTTTCATAAAAAAAATCCTGACGAAAAATTTGTCTATGTATTACAACATCCACCTTCTAATATAAATATTTTAGGTGCATCTAATTTTGGCTATCTGGTAATTTGTTTGCCTAATTATGGCCCAGATTCACAGATAATATTTTCATCAAGTCCATTTGTATTTAAAATGCAAAAGAACTTAAGAGACTTTAGAGAACAAGACTATGTATTGCTCACAGGAGATCCTGCTATTATAGGAATATCTTGTGCAATCGTTTGTGATAAAACAAACGGAAAATTTAACCTCTTGAAATGGGATCGACGAGAGGCTAAATACTATCCTATAAATTTCGATCTATATCAGAAAGGATAACTATGAGTGAGATGAATAAAATGATGTTAAAAGATACAAAAGATCTTTTAGATAACATTGAGATAACAGATATAGCTACGCAGTGTAAACTTCTTAAAGATAAAGAAGATGAAATTGCAGAGCTAGAAGATAAATTAAAATCTAAAAAACAAGAGGCAGATGTAATCAGTTCAGAAGTAATTCCAGAATTACTCAAAGAACAAGGACTTAATGAAATTAAGTTAGCAGATGGATCTAGCGTTAAAGTTAAAACAGAATACAGAGCAACTATTCCCAAAGATGATTTAAAAAGGGAACAAGCTCTTCAATGGCTTCGAGATCAAGGGTTAGGAGATATTGTTAAAAACAATGTTTCAGTAAGTTTTGGTCGTGGAGAAGATGACAAGGCGAAACAATTGTTGGACCTTGCGGCAGATAATGGTTTTCAACCACAACAGAAATCTGATGTGGCTTGGAATACTTTAACTGCCCTATACCAGGAGCGTGTTAAGGCCGGCCTTGACATGCCTTCTGATGTTTTTAGTCTATGGATTAAAGACAAGACAAAAATCAGTCGGAAAAAATAAATGGAGGATGTATAATGGCTAATGAAATAAAAGCTAAAACAAATGGATCAGTTTCGTTATTCGGAAATGATCTGTCCAAAGGTTTTGAAAACATGACGCAAGAAGATATGGCGTTACCGTTTGTAAGAATCCTAGGACAACTATCACCACAGGTAACTGATGGTGATGCGAAGTATATAGATGGTGCTAAACCAGGCATGATTTATAATACTGTTACCAGCGAAATGTTCGATGGTAAAAAAGGTATCAAGGTTATTCCTTGTTACTATAAGAAAGATTATCCAGAATGGTCTGATAGAGGTGATGGTCCAGGTGCTCCTGTGGCTGTACACGCACCAGGCAGTCCGGTAATCGCAACTGGTAAGAGAGATGGATCTAAAATTAGATTACCTAATGGTAACTATTTAGAAGAGACAGCTTCTTACTATGTTATGGTTGAAACAAAATCAGGTGCTTATACACCTGCGTTGATTACAATGAAATCAACACAATTAAGCGTCAGTAAAAAATGGAATTCAATGATGAAGTCCGTTCAAATTGACGATGGTAAAGGTGGATTTGCTATTCCACCTATGCATGGGGTTGTTTACAATCTTCAATCAAATCTACAAAAGAACGACAAAGGTTCTTGGTATGGTTGGGTTGTAACGATGGACAGAATCATGGGGCAAGCGGATAAATCTTTATACCTAGCGTCTAAAGAATTTAATTCTAGTGCTTCTAAAGGTAACGTGCAAACAAAAGCAGATGTGGAAGAGAAGGCAACTGGAGCGGCAACACCGTTTTAGTTAGTGAAGAGGGGGATTAATAGTCCCCCTTTACATAGAAGGAAGAATAAATTATATGAAGTTCAAAAATATATTTGAAGGATTAAAAATTGCATATGGACAATATCAAAAAGGAGATCGTGCATCCAATGGCACGAAACAAAAAGGTAAGGCATTCATTGTCAGAAAGAATGTTAGCGATGATTTGTGGGAGAAGCATTTACAGGGAGAAGGTCCGGCTCTCGGAATTATCCCTATTACAGAAGATAATACGTGTAGGTGGGGTTGCATTGATATCGATGAATATAATTTTGATCACAGCAAGCTCATTCAAAGCATACGAAATCTTAATCTCCCCTTAATAGTTTGCCGTTCTAAATCAGGCGGTGCTCACGTATTTTTATTTACTACAGAATTTATATCTGCATCTCTCATGCAGAGTACACTTAAAAAAATGTCAATTGCTTTAGGATATGAAGGATCAGAGATCTTTCCTAAACAAACAGAAATTCTAGTGGAACGTGGTGACACTGGTAATTTTTTAAATCTACCTTACCACAATCAAATGAAAGGACTACGATATGCTATCAACGATAATGGCTCCGGTTGTACACTTGAGGAATTTTATAAGCTCTATGATGTTTACAGCTGCAGTAAAGAAGAAGTCGAAAAAATTAAAATTAAGGAAAACAAAATAGAAGAAGCTTTTCCTTTAGGACCTCCTTGTCTTAACAAGTTGGCATCAACAGGTTTTGGTGAGGGGTCAAGGAATAATGCATTATTTAATATTGCAGTCTATTACAAACAAGCAAACCCAGATACTTGGGAAGATGAAATTGTAAAAGCTAATATAAAATATATGGATCCAGCTTTAAGTAATAGTGAAGTCCAACAATTAATTAAATCTATAAATAGAAAAGGTTATGATAAATATAGATGTAAAGACGCACCTATAAACTCTGTATGTCAATCAGGTTTATGTAGAACTAAAAGATTTGGTGTAGGTTTTGGTGAAGAAGAAATGCCTATTTTGGGTAACTTAACGAAGTACACATCAAATCCACCGCAATGGTTTTTAGATGTTGGAGAATCGCGGATCGAATTAAAAACAGAACAATTATATAGTTCACCTTTATTTGCATTAGCATGTTTAGATCAAGCTAATTTAGTTGTACCTGTGCCAAAAGCAAAAGATTGGAAAGAATTATTTTTAAAACCAATGATGCAAAATTTACAACAAATAGAACCATTACAATCTTTAGATCCTATTAATGAAATTACAGGACTATTACAAGATTGGACAACCAATAGACAATCAGCAAGAACTTTAGATGATATATTTAATAAACTTCCTTTTACAGAAGGAGAGTTTACTTATTTTAGATTAGAAGATTTTTATGCATTTTGTAAAAAGAATAATTGGGAGATGGATAAAATTAAAACAGGTAATTTATTAAAAAGATTAGAAGATATATTTATAGAAGAAACAAGATTAAGAATTAAATCTCAACAACCAAGAGTAGTTAAGATTAAAACAATGAAAAAAATAGAAGCATCTGTTTCTAATACACAATATCAACAGGATGATTTTTAATGAAAATATCAGTAAATTGGCATTTGCAGTTTAGAATGATTATAAAAGACTTACAAGAACAACTAGAAACAAAAACTTTAAAACTAAAAATAGCAGAAAGGAGATTAAAAAAATATGAAAACAATAATACTAGGCCCACCGGGAACGGGCAAGACAACAACGTTATTAAATTTAGTAGATAAATTTATACAACAAGGAGTAAGACCTAAACAAATAGGTTACTTTTCTTTTACAAAGAAAGCAGCAAAGGAAGCAGCGGAAAGAGCAGCTGTTAAATTTTCTTTAGATGTTGATACAGATTTAGAAAACTTTAAAACTTTACATGCTTTAGCTTTTAGAAGTTTAGGAATGAGTAAAGAAAAAATGATGAAGCAAGAAGACTATAAAGAATTTGGGCAAAAATGTGGCATACCTATTAAGACTGCAAAGTATTCAGATGAAGATGGTACGTTTAATTCTAACAATGAATACTTAACTATTATAAATACAGCTAGAGTTAAGAGAGTAGATTTACTAGAATATTATGATTCTAGACAAAACATATTAGATGTAGAAAGAAACATTTTATTTTTATTAGACCAAGAACTTAAAAAATTTAAAAAAGAAAAAGGGTTAAAAGATTTTACAGACTTATTAGAAGATTACATACTTAAAAAAGATAAACCAAAGTTTGATGTATTATTTATAGATGAAGCTCAAGACTTATCTTTAATACAGTGGGACATGGTTCGTTCATTATGGGTCAATGCAAAGAAAACTTATATAGCAGGAGATGATGACCAAGCTATATTTAAATGGGCTGGAGCTGATGTAGACCACTTCATAGCATTAAAAGAAGAAGTAGATGGTGTGGAAGTATTAGATCAATCTTATCGTATTCCAGGTGGACCTATCCATGAATTATCACAAAACATTATAGCTAAAGTTCAAAACAGATTTGATAAAGATTATAAACCTAGATCTGAAATAGGATTATTAAAAAGATATTCCGATATAACACAAGTTGATATGTCTAAAGGTAATTGGTTAGTTTTGTCTTCCGCACATTATTTTTTAGATGATGCAAAAGATTTATGTGAATTACAAGGATGGTATTTTCAACATAGAAATATAAATTCTGTATCTTTAAATTTATTATTGGCTTTAAATAATTGGGAACATTGGAGAAAAGGTAGTCAGTTAAATACTTTAGAAATAAAAAATATTTATAGTTATTTAGGATCACATGTATTACCTGGATTTCAAAAAGGTAAAACATTACATTCTGACTCAAAATATTTAATTAGAGACTGTAGAGCTGAACACGGTTTAGTAACTGATAGTGTTTGGTATGAGGCTTTTGAAGGACTAGATAATATTACAGAGAACTACATTCGTAATATGCGGGCGAATGGTGAGATGATAAACAAAAATCCGCGTATCATTATGTCAACAATACACGGAGCAAAAGGAGGAGAAGCCGAGAATGTTTTATTACTACAAGATTTAACTGGTGCAGCTATGGAAACAATGAGTAGTGATCCTGATGAATTACATAGATTATTCTATACAGGAGTTACTAGAGCTAAAACTGCGTTACATATTGTAGATCCTAAAAAATTTGATAGGGCTTATATACTATGAAGTGCTGGCACTGTAACGCTGAATTAATATGGGGTGGCGACCATGATTTAGAAGAAGGAGAAATATATAATATTGTGACTAATTTACATTGTCCTGAATGTTATTGTCATGTGGATGTATATCATCCAACAGAAGAAACAATAAAGGAGTATGAAGATGAAAAGAAAAAAATCGTTAACTAGGCAAGTAGGTGGATCACATTATCAATATTATGTTATTCAACCAGCAGAGTTTATAAACAAAAATAAGTTGCTTTTTGCGGAAGGCAACGCTATAAAATATATAGTGAGAGCGAAAAATAAGGGTGGGAAAGAGGACCTTCTTAAAGCTAAACACTATATTGATATGATAATCGAAAGGGATTACGAATGAGAAATACACAGATGCCTTTGTTTACTCCAGAAACAGAGTGGGTAATGCCAGAAGAATTAAAAGATTTAAGAGGACATAAAGAAATAGCTATAGATTTAGAAACTAATGATCCACATTTAAAACAGTTGGGATCAGGTAATGTTACCAAAAGAGGACACATAGCAGGCGTTGCGGTGGCCGTAGAGGGATGGTCAGGCTATTTTCCGATAGGACATGAGGGTGGTGGTAATATGGATAAAAAATTGGTGTTAGAATGGCTACAAGATATACTAAATCAAGAAACTACTACCTTTATCTTTCATAATGCGATGTATGATGTTTGCTGGTTAAGGTCAGCAGGACTTACTATTAAAGGACCCATTGTGGACACTATGATAGCTGCAAGTTTAATAGATGAAAACAGAATGTCTTATGCATTAAATGGTTTAGCAAAACATTATGTTGGTATTGGTAAAGATGAAAAAGTTTTAGTTGAAGCTGCAAAAGAATATGGATTAGATCCTAAAGCTGATATGTGGAGAATGCCCGCGATGTTTGTTGGACAGTACGCGGAGCGCGATGCGGAATCTACACTTAAACTTTGGCAAAGATTAAAGGTAGAATTATATAATCAAGAACTTATGGATGTATTTACTTTGGAAACAGATTTGTTTCCTTGTTTAGTAGATATGAGATTTAAAGGAGTAAGAGTTGATTTAGAAAAAGCACAAAATATTAAACAAAATTTAATTAAAAGAGAAGACATAATATTAAAAAAAATAAAAAAATTAACTGGTGTTCATGTAGAAATTATGGCAGCTAGATCAATAGCAAAAGCTTTTGATAATCTTAAACTTCCCTATGATAGAACAGCTAAAAGTAATGAACCAAGTTTTACTAAAAACTTTTTACAAAATCACCCACATGAATTACCACAAGCTATAGCTGAAGCAAGAGAGTTAAACAAAGCTCACAGTACCTTTATAGATTCAATAACTAAACATTCTGTTGATGGAAGAATACATGCAGATATAAATCAAATAAGATCAGATGCAGGTGGAACTGTAACAGGTAGATTCTCTATGAGTAATCCAAACTTACAACAAATTCCTGCAAGACATCCTGAACTTGGTCCTATGATTAGATCTATATTTATTCCAGAAGAAAAACATGTATGGGGATCATTTGATTATTCACAACAAGAGCCTAGAATTTTAGTACATTATGCTAAACTACAAAATTTAGAAGGTGTAGATGAAATTGTAGATGCATATAATAAAGGTGATGCAGATTTTCACCAGGTTGTTGCAGACATGGCAGGTATAGAACGTAAACAAGCCAAGACTATTAATTTAGGTTTAATGTATGGTATGGGTAAAAATAAATTAATGGCTGAACTAGGTTTAATGAAAGAATCAGCAGAAAAACTTATAAGACAATATCATTCTAAAGCTCCTTTTGTAAAAAAACTTATGGATAATGTATCTCGTAAAGCAAATGACAGAGGTAAGATTAGAACTTTAGGTGGCCGTGCATGTCATTTTGATTTATGGCAACCTGTACAGTTTGGAGTTTTTAAACCATTACCACTAGAACAAGCTAGAAAAGAATATGATGAACCATTAAAACGTGCATTTACTTACAAAGCTTTAAACAAATTAATACAAGGATCTGCAGCAGATATGACAAAGAAAAGTATGGTAGCATTATATAAAAATGGTATAATACCTCATATACAAATTCACGATGAAGTTGATATATCAATTGAATCACCTAAAAAAGCAGAACAAATTATAGAAATTATGGAATCAGCAGTTGAATTACAAGTACCAAATAAGGTAGACTATGAGCAAGGAGCTAACTGGGGTGAAATTAAATAATGTCTTACCTCAACGCAAACATACCGGCAACATATGCACAAATTAAAAGAGAATATTTATATGATTGTAAAAAACATCATGGAGAAGTTGAAGATTGTATCGTCTTTGGGATCACATCTATGGGAGGCAGGGCGATTTTATTTCATGCCATTATGGAGAACGGCGCTATCTTCTATCGCTTACCAATTTCGGCTTTTATTCAACGTG